TTTTTATTCATTTCTTCTGACATAACTATATTTTTAATTTTATTATAATGTATTTAATAAATACTATATGTAAAGTTTTTTTTTTATATAAACACTAGATATTAAAAATATTTATGTATCTTTGTATATAATATTATAATTTTATGTTTTTCTATTAATGATATAGTTAAATTTCTAATTGATAATGGCTATAATGAAAAATCAAAAATATCACCATGTGAAATTTTAAATAAAATACCAGATAAATTAAAACACTATTTTTTTAGAGGTTTAGTAGATGGTGATGGTTGTTTTTATGTTAATGAAAAAACATATAATTACCAATTTTCGATTTCATCAACATACGAACAAGATTGGTCTTATCTAAATGAATTGATGTTATTTTTAAATATTAACAATTTTAAAATTAATAGAAGAGTAGTTTCTAATAAAAGTAGTTCATCCGAATTTAGAATTACTAATAAAAAAGATATTAAAAAATTAGGTGAATATATTTATTCTGGTAAAAGAATGGGGTTGGAAAGAAAATTAAATAAATGGATAACTATTAAAAATAAAGTAAATGAGAAATAAAAATTATACGAATGTTTTTTCTTGGTGATACGCATGGTAATCACAACTACATAGAATATGTGATTAAGACTAAAAAGATTACAAATCAAACACTAATCCACGTTGGGGATTTCGGTGCTGGAGCTACTAGTTTAAAAAATGAAATGAAAAGGTTTGACTCTTTAAATACTTTTTTAAATGCTAGTAATAATGTTTTACATGTTTTTAGAGGTAATCACGATGACCCAAAATATTTCAATGGGGATTTTATATTTTCTAATTTAAGGTTAGAAGAAGATTATACTGTGATTGAATGTGAGGGTAAACGCATATTAGGTGTTGGTGGTGCTGTTAGTATTGATAGGGAATTAAATAGAGGTGATGAATTTAAATTCTGGGAAGATGAGGGTTTTGTTATAGATGAAGAAAAAATAAATGGTATTAAAGATGTAGATATATTAGTAACTCACACAACAACTCATTTCGCAACACCATATGTTGATACTCATATGATAAGTGAGATAGATTGTTGGCCTAACATTGTGAAACATTTTATTGGGGATGACCCTACGTTACCAAAAGATTTGGTTGATGAGCGTTATGAAGTTACTAGATTATTTAATTTGTTAAAGTTAAATAATAATATTACGAAACATTTTTATGGACATTACCATAGAAGTAATTTTCAACAATATGATGAATGTGACCATATTTGTTTAGATATTGGTGAATTTTATGAAGTTGTTGATTATAGTGATTATGAAAATTATTTAACTGGATTATTTGATGAATAAAAAAAGGACCCATTGGGTCCTTTTTATTTTATATTATTTTTAATATTAGAATACTAAAATTGCTCTATCAAATCTTAAATTAGTAGTTACATCTGCAATACTATCGTCATCCATTGATAAATCACCAAAGTTTGCACTTGTTATCATAGTACCTTGTAATACCCATTTCTCAACTACAACCCCTGTTGGGTCTAACATTTCGATTTCGATATCTTTCTTATATCCTGCCGCATAACCTTGACGACCAGTAACAGATTCAGAATGTAAACGTACCCACTCCATAATAGCTTGCGCTGTTGAAGGTCCAATTGCATCCCTAAATGTAACATCAATAGCTTCCCAAATAAATCTACCAACAACCCAAGTTGAAGTGTTTAAAAATTGAATCTCAACCTCATTTTGTGTAATCGTAGGTCTTGCCGCACTTTGTAGCCACCATTCTTGAATACCTAAATCTGAAGGGAATCTAAAAAGCCATCTATTTTTTCTTTTTGGTTCGTAAGGAACAGGCATTTTCATTAATAAATCAGCCATAATTTTTTTTTGTATTTATTGTTTATTATTTGTTATTTTATAATAAATATAAGGAATGTAAAAAAATATCCACATTCCTTATAATTTATTTTATATTATACATCATCGAATGAAGCACCAGTAGGTAATATATTAAACTCAACTTTAATGAATTCTAAACTTCTAGTTGGTTTGATAAATATTTTACCGTTTAATTCGTTTCTATCAATCGATTCAGGACTTCTATCTACTTCTACTCTAAAGTCAGTTAAACCTCTCTCAGAACGTATATTGTCTAATATTGGATTAACAAGACCTAAGAATTGGTTTCTAACTACATCATCATTTTGTTCGAATAATAATCTAATAGCAACTGCTGAGATTAATTTTCTAGCTTGTAATAAAAGTCTTCTAACGTTAATTCTGTTTAAAGCTGTATCTTTAACTTGTAAAGTTTTATTACCCCATATTTTAACACCTTCAGATGAGAATGTTGCAATTGGGTTAATTCTACCTTCATAAAGAATATCTCTTTCTTCTAAAGTTAATTTTTTTCTAGCTTTAACAACATTCATATCACCTCTTTGGATACCCGCAACTGCGAACCATGGGAATGAAATATTATCAGTGATTGCTATATTTCTAACAACATCTCTTGTTGGTGGTAAATAAATAAGAATGTTATTCTCAGTATCATTTACTTGTACCCAAGGCCAGTATGTTGCTGTATAGTTACTATCAATACCACTATCTTCTAATAAATCAACAGCTTCTTCTGCTGTCATTCCTTCAAAATCAGGAGTTGTAGTAATATATAATGAATCAGCTCTTTCTCTCTCAACCATTTCGATTGTTTCCTCAACTAAATTACTATTATCAACGATGTCAATACCTGGGGTAGCGAATACATTAATGTTAGTAGATTCTGGGTTAGAGAATGTTCTAATAGCTTCTAAATATGCGTAATAATCAGAAGTATTTCCAATCTCACCATTTGATAAACTTTTTAATATGAAGTTACCTTGATTGATACCTTTTAAAGCTTTACCAGAAGCATTTTTAGAATATGTATCTAAATTACTTCTTTTAGTTCTATAGATATCCCACCCATCAAATCCACCGAATGGTGCAAATGTGAATTTACGAGAATAAACTTTTTCATAATCAGTTCCTTCAATACCAGCTTCACTTTGGAAAGGTGCGTTACCAGTTTCAAATGTTACAGGTACGTTGTCGATTGTTAAAACGTTTACAGCGTTTACATCTAAATGGAAAGCACTAGTTTTACCAGTATAACTTAAACCGTTAGTGTCAACACCTTTATAGTTTAAGAAATCTTGGTCAATACCAACTACATTAGATAAACCTAAATAAGTTTTACGTTTGTTTTCAACATTTGTATATACTTTCTTATATTCAATATTTGGTGCTAATGAAGTACCATAATCTCTAGTTTGAACTCCTTCGAATCCAGCTGGGAAAGTATCTTCAATAGAATCTTCTTCATTCACCTCAACTAAAAAATAGTTAGACCTTGATTGGTAATAACCATCAGTTGTACCAACTTTTCTACCAATATAATTAGCTAAATTAGGGTTCATACTACATCTAGTAAATCTTTCTAAAATAACAGGATTTGCATCAGTATCATAGAAACTTCTAATTAATACGTCAAACTCTTTATCATCTGGTTTAATATTAGTGATTGATATTTTAATTTCTTGATTTGCAGTGTTACCATCTGAGATAGTTACGAATCTAAATAATTTAAATATTTTATTACCTCTAACTTCAGATAAAACATAAGGTGTTACAGCTGGAGAAAATTCAGTTTTGTAATCAGTGAATTCAGTTTCATAATCAACTAATGTTAATTTGATACCTTTAACTTTTTCAGCTTCCACTAAGTCACTAAACATGTTTTCGAAAATCTCTTCAACAAACATAGGTGTTTTACCATCTTGAGCGTCTTTACCTAATACTCTAGTAATATAATTTCTTTTTGTTTTATCAAATGAAACCTCGAAATTGAAATCACCTTTTGAAGTGAATCCAGTAATATTTGAAGTACCACTTAATACAAAACTACCTAATGGGTCGTTTTCAGCATCATCAAATGTTGGGTTGATTGATAAATCTATTTGGTTTACTAATTCGAAAGCTAATTCTTCCTCACCGTTATATCTACCTCTACTTCTTAATAAAGCAACAATCTTATCTTCAACATCAGCATAACCAGTTGCAGTGAAAGTTGTAGTTAAACCAGTAGTTGTACCAGTTACCACATCTCCTACAGCACCAATTGCTGTTACTTCAATTGAGAATTCAGAACCGTTAAATGCGTTTCCTAAGCCTTTTAAGAATGTTTGAGTAATATTTAATGTATCAGTAACACTAGCATCTAATAACGTCACTAAAGACGTGTTAATTAAACCAGCGTCTATAATATCTTGTACTACACTATCACTAGATACTAATGATATTGTGTTAGCACTAGTAGAACCAGTAAAATCTAGTGTAAAAGGAACATCAGTAGTTACCTCAACTATAGTACTTGTATCTAGAGCTGAATCTAATGTTATACCCCATGCTTTACCAGCATCATAACCAGAAAAACCTAATACTCTAGTTACGTATAATTGATTTGCTTTAGATAAATAAGATTTAGCTATGTAAGGTAATTCATATTGTGCATTACCTGTGTCTTTTACTTTTTTAGCGTTTAATCCACCGAAAAATGAAATGAATTCATTGTAATCTGATACGAAGATTGGTTGAAAAGCTGGTCCTTTAGTAGTTTCACCTACCAAACCAAGCGTTGTTACCCCAACTTGACGAGTTACAAATGTTAAATCTTTCTCTGATGTGTATACACCTGGACTAACGAATACTCTATTTTGTGCCATCTATTTACTTATTTTTTTTTATTTGTATTATATTTAGTTATTTAATTATAAATATAGATTTATTTTGTAAAGTAACTTATAATATTGTTTAATATTTTAATTTTTAGATATTTCTAATATTTTTTAAAACTTTTATAGTTAGGATTAATTCTTAACCACCCATTGATTGGGTTGTGTACCATATAAACAAAAGTCGTTATCATTCACATCTTTAATCATATCATTTTGAAAATACAATAAGAACGCTACACTAGGTCTAAGATTCTCTTTTTCAAAAATAGTTAGTGTTGGGTTATTAGTATTAATATAATCTTCAGCCATTTGATATAACGTGTTATATTCACCAACACTAATCACAACCCTTTTATTATTAATAATTAATTTATTTTCCATTGGGGATACATCATTTTCATTAGGTTCGATAACCACATAATCAGTAATAGAAAATGTGATTGATGATGAATCTTTAAGAACTTCCCTCATTTCAATTTCAATTACATTATTAATGAATGGGTTACGTCCACCCCAGTTAATTTTTTCAGTTGTTTTAATTGTTGCCATTTTTATTATTTATTTATTTTTATTATTTACCCCAAAAATTTTAATTATTTTATTAAAATCTATTCTTTGTTGTTTAGTTATTCT